ATGCGCCTAAAGCGCGCGATGGCTAAAGAACGCGAAGCAAAGGCAGAGCATGCCGCCATTGAGCTAGATAAGTTAACTGGTGCGCTTGTGGAGCGTTCTGATGTTGATTTTTTGATTGCAGACTTTGGTGCTACTTTACGCGGCATGGTTGAAAACATGCCAGACAGACTTGCGCCAACGCTGGCAGCTCATGCAGGCAACGTTAATGCGCTTCATGCTAGCTTGAGAGGCGCGATGCACGATTTTCTGAACGATATGTCGTCTCACATGCAGCGACGCGCTCAGGAGGTTTTATCGTGATTAAGCGCCACTCTACTACCAAGGTTAAAAACAGCCTGTCTGGTTTGTTATTGTCGCTTGCATTGTCGCTTAAGCCTAAAAAGTTGTTATCGGTTAGCCAGTGGGCAGATAGTAATCGCATTTTGTCGAGCAAGGGCAGTGGTGAGCCTGGCAAATGGAGCACCGATAGAACGCCTTATTTGCGTGACATCATGGATGCATTGTCGGTTACGAATCCAGTTCAGCGTGTCGTGCTGATGTTTGGTGCTCAGATCGGTAAAACAGAGGTTGGGCTAAACTGGATCGGTTATGTGATGGATCATGCTCCTGCGCCGATGTTGGTTGTGGTTCCTACGCTTGAAACCCGTAAGCGTTGGGTACGTCAACGCCTAGATCCATTGTTGAATGAAACACCTGTTCTTAGAAAGATTGTCGATTCGAAAAGTAAGCGCGATGCAGGCAATAGTGAGGACATGAAGGACTTCCCAGGCGGCATGTTGGTGATTGGTGGTGCTAATAGCCCAGCTTCATTGGCATCGATGCCAATTCGCTTTGTGATGTGTGATGAGGTTGATCGTTTCCCGTGGGAAGTTGGTGAAGAAGGCGACCCATTAGGCTTGATTGATGAGCGTACAAAAACATTCCCGCGCCGTAAAGTGTTGCTGGTGAGTACGCCTACCGTTAAGGGATTAAGCCGTATCGAGCAGGAATATCTTGCTAGTGATATGCGCGAATACCATGTTCCTTGCCCTCACTGTGGTGATTATCAGGTGCTCAAGTGGCGACATGACGATGGCTCTTTTGGGTTGGTCTATTCAGAAAGTACGAATACAGTATGGTATGCCTGTCGTTCCTGTGGGGCAGACATTCATGACCACCATAAAACGCAGATGCTTGCTCATGGTCGATGGATTGCGCGTCATCCAGAAAGAGAGGTTCGTGGTTATCACTTAAATGGTCTTTATTCTCCTATCGGTCTTGGTTTTACGTGGTATGAATTATGGCAGGATTGGAAGGCCTGCCAAGGCGATACAGCAAACTTAAAGCGATTCATTAACACAACGCTTGGCGAGGTATGGGAAGAGCCAGGAGAAGCAATTGAAAGTGCTTCATTATTGGCACGATGTGAGGTTTATCCAGACAGCTTGCCTATTCGCATGGTGGTCGCAGGTGTTGACGTGCAAGGGGATCGTATTGAGGCAGGCGTTTACGGTTTTGGTGATGGCGAAGAGTGCTGGGCGCTTGATCATGTGATTTTAGACGGCGATCCTGTGATGCCAGAGGTTTGGGATGACTTGGATTATGCGCTTGGTGAGTTAGGTGTTCAATTTGCTGCCATTGACTCTGGGCACTTAGCAGATCAGGTCTATGCGTTTGTTGAAAAGCGTCGCTGGTGTGTTGCCATTAAAGGTGTGGCAGGAATGAATCGCCCACTGGTTGAAGATGAGCGTAAGCGTAAACAGCGTCTGCGTCATCGTCGCAAGAAAGGACATTCCCCAGAGAATATCGGGGTAGATAGTGGTAAAGCCATTATCTATGGTAGGTTAAAGCTGATTGCGCCTGGTGCTGGATATATCCATTACCCAGTACATCCCGCTTTTGACGATGTATTTTTTGAGCAGTTGACGGCTGAAAAGCTGGTAACTAAGACAAAAGGCGGCAGACCTTACCAAGAATGGGTCCAAATCCGTAAGCGTAATGAGGCGCTGGATATTGCAATTTATGCGTTATCTGCCTACCGAATTGCCCAGCTAAAAGGAATTGCACCACGTAGCGTTGTTCGCAATGTCAAAGTGGAAACCAGTAAGCCTGTTGATTTAGATGCGATTATCAACATCCCAGATGATGCAACACCAATCGACCACTTTTCAGCACTGTTAAAGGCACGAAAGGCGAGCAGGCATGGCTGATGAGTTGCCAGATTTAATCCGTATCGCGCGCGAGACTGCGCCAGATGTACCTTCAGAGACATGGGATAGGGTAGAATCTGCAATTCGAGGGCAGTTTAAGGCGCAATCGATTTACATCGCATCACGCAGAAAGCGCAATCTTATTGATGACGTTGAAACAGCTGGCAAAGATACTGATGCAGTGAAACTGGCAGGAATGCTCGGGGTGTCGGTGCGTCGCATCCAGCAGATCAAGAAGCTGCTGTGGCAATAAACGATAAGCAGGATAGTATGGCGGTGCATGTGTTGGCACATCTTGCCATTAAGAGCTTAAAGCGGTGGGTGTGGTCGCATGATGATGTTGAATCATGGTTGCTGGGCATGGATAGGGAGACGCAGCAGCAGGTTAGGGATAAGATGAATGAGGTGTTGAAAGTTGTTGTTTAAGTTGTCTCTCTGGTATATGATTTACTCAAATTTGGAGAAAGTGATGTCGCAACCAAAATTAATTTTCAAAAATAATCGCAATCAAGCAAGTCCTTCAATCGATCCAATTGTTTTAAATATCAATGGCGATAACAACATTGTTAGTTTATCTATCAACAAGTCAAGTTCTGCTATGCAAACCAATATAGTCATGCGCTGGCATCAGACCAATAGCTCACCCAAAAGCCACAAACCGACCTATTCAGCATGGCAGATACGGCCGATCCAGTAGCAGAAACCGTGCAAAAACCAGCCGAATCCGTTAGCGCGCCTAGCAAAGCAAGGGTAGTCAAAAAAGTGGATCGGTTTGGGTAGTAGTTGAGGTAATAATTATAGTATTATTGACGGCAAAATTTACCAAACTAATATGAGAGAGGGTGTAATAGTGCTTAAGTTTTTATCTAGGGCAATGAGTTTTGGTGCCGTTTTAGCGGCTATTCCAGCGGCATTATTTTATTCAGTGCATAAAGCGTTTATTCAGGCAGATATTTTTTCACAGTTAACATCAGAGCAAATTTATAGCATTTTCTTATGGTCAACAGGGGTTATAGCTGTCTGCTTAGCTCTTGGGATGTTTTTTTCTATGATTGGAAAGTCATCGACAGGTAAAACCATTACTGCTGATAATGGTGGTATTGCCATTGATGCTTCTGGCAACAAAAACAGCATTAACATCTCGAAGTAAAGAGAAAAATAGCATGCTTAATACCACAAATACTCTTGCCAGCTCTGGTGGGATAGCTGTTAATGCTTCTGGAAATAATAATACGTTTAATGTTGGTTCAGTTGGTAGAGCGACATCGATATTATCTCCGTTATTAGATAAGATTATTGATAGCTATGATTCGCTCGTAGATGAAAGCAATAAACCGAATTCTTTACCAACTCCTGATGAAAAACTAGATTTTAATGCCGTCTCAGTGTTTAAAAGTAATATTAGAGAGGCAGTATCATTTTTGGCTCTTGTTGAAGAAGCTATTTTTGTTAATGAGGAAGAAAACCCAGGATATACCAATCGAATACAGAAAGCTATTTATCAAAAATATACAAAATATAAGAGCAATTTACTGATAGACAATAAAGTTTCACCAGACGATAAAGATGCCGTTATTTCGTTGATTAGGGGTAACTCTGATGGTATTATTCGTGATATATCTAGCCACATATATAATGAGTTTACTGCTACACACATGTGCGGTAAATTTAGCGAAGATATCGAAATGTGCGTTAAATTTATTGTTTGTTATGGTTTTATAAATTGTAAGATTTTGGAAAGGCCTGATGATTATAAATAATCTAGCTTCTCCCAATAATAGCTTGTATGTGATTGGTGGAGAAATTTTATTGGCGTTTAGGTATGTCAATAAATACTATGTTGATCCTATTGAGCTATATCACATATTAAACCGAATGAACAG